CAAACATTCAAAAAATACATCTTGGACGTATAAAGGAGTAAAAAAATACGGAACAGCGTGGAGAATATGTATAAATGGGTTTGGACTAGAAGAAATACCAACATTAGTTCCAAGAAAACGACCCACAGAAAGAAGACAAATAAAAGATCCACTTGTAACGGGAATAACTGTCAAATATGTAAATGAAGATGACTATTATGGGTTTATGTTAGACGGAAACTGTAGGTACTTAATGGGCGATTTTACAGTTACCCATAATACTTGCACTTCTATCGCTCTTGCAGAAGGAATGAAAAGTTCGCGGAAAATAATCGTGATGACACCGGCCTCGTTGCGCCGCAACTATATTGAAGAAATTAAAAAATGCGGTGACCCTATTTACAAGACAAATCAATACTGGGAATGGATTTCTACGAAAAAACATCCCGAACTACTAGAAACTCTCTCATCCATCTTGAATTTGTCAGTTGAATACATTGAAAAAAAAGGGGGAGCGTGGTTAGTAGATGTAAGAAAACCAAGTAATTATAGTGACTTGAGTGCTGATAATGGCAAAAGTTTAAATGAACAAATAGACGAAATGATACAAAGCAAGTATAAATTCATTAACTATAATGGTTTGAGGAGAGATAAACTCAAGGATATGACAGATAATTTTGAAAAAAATATATTTGATAATTCGGTTATTGTCATTGATGAAGCTCACAATTTAATTAGTCGTATTGTAAATAAATTGTCCAAAGAAAAAGAAGTTCCTACAGATAAAAACGGGAATAAAGAGAGACTTCCTTTTTCTCTCGCATTGGTATTATATGAGTTGTTGATGAGCGCGCAGAATGCCAGAGTGATTTTACTAACTGGCACACCTATTATCAACTATCCCAACGAGATTAGCATTTTATTCAACATCTTGCGCGGATATATCAAAACGTGGGAAATACCACTTGATATCAAAGGCGGACAAAAAGTGGATAAAGAAATGCTTTCTGAAATTTTCAAGAGAGAAAAAGTGATGGATTATATGGACTATAACTTGGCTTCCAAGAAACTAACCATTACTCGTAATCCATTTGGTTTTGAAAACAAAGAAAAGAAGGAATCCGGATATCATGGAGTTACCAATAAAAAGAAAGAATACACTGATAAATCAACTGGTAAAACTGTAGTGGAAGACCGTGGAACGATTAGTGACGATGATTTTGAGAGAAAAGTCATACGCATTTTGTCCGATAATAAAATTGAGGTATTGAAAAGCAACATTGTGGTTCATTTGTACAAGGCGCTTCCGGATAAATTTGATGATTTTGCGAATCGGTTTATTGATGGAACTTCTGGAAATGTGAAAAACATTGAACTATTCAAGAAACGAATTATGGGGTTAACTTCTTATTTCAGAAGTGCCCAAGAAAAATTACTACCAAGATATGAAAAAGCGTCGGATTATAAGGTAATTAAAGTGCCAATGAGTGATTATCAGTTTAATATTTATGAAGAAGCAAGACAACAAGAGAGAAAAATAGAAACCAAGTCAAAGCAAAAGAAGGGCTCGGTAGATGAAAATGGAATTTTCAAAGAACCATCCTCTACATATCGTATTTTCTCTCGTTTATACTGCAACTTTGTGATGCCGAGACCACCCGGACGTCCTCTTCCCAATGAAGAAAAAGAACCCGGCGCACAAGGAGAGAAAGAAGCCGAAGAAAAAGAAGAGAAAAAAGAAGAAGAGAAAGACAAAAAAGGTAAGTCAAGTAAGAAAGGAGATGATGATAATAATTTAACTAATTTATATGACCGTGTTTTGAAAGAAGGAGAGAAAAAGGGAACCAACGACTTGGAAGGAGAATGGGATGGAAATATTGAAGGCGATGAAGTTATTGAAAAAATTGCAGATTCTACATACGACAAACGAATTCAAAGCGCAATCAACTATTTAAAAGAACATGCTGCCGAATTCTTATCTCCTCAAGGTTTGGAAACCTACAGTCCCAAATACTTGCATATGTTGGAAAATATTCAAGATAAAGAACATATCGGATTACACTTGGTGTATAGTCAGTTCCGTACATTGGAAGGTATCGGAATATTTAAGATGGTATTGGAACAAAATGGGTTTGCCCAATTTAAAATCAAGAAAAACAATAGTGGTAACTGGGAGTTAGATATGGACGAAGAAGACCGAGGAAAACCAACCTTTGCATTGTATACGGGTACAGAAAGCGCCGAAGAAAAAGAAGTCATTCGTAATATTTACAACAGCAACTGGGACAATATTGCCGTTTCATCTCCAGCATTGTACGAAGAATTAAAAAATACTGCCAACAATAACAATGTCGGGGAAATTATTAAAGTGTTGATGATTACCGCTTCTGGTTCCGAAGGTATCAATTTACGAAACACTCGTTATGTTCATATTATGGAACCATACTGGCATCCGGCTCGTCTAGAACAAGTCATCGGTCGTGCGCGTCGTATTTGCAGTCATAAAGATTTACCAGAAAAACTACAAACTGTAGAAGTATTTATTTACTTGATGACTTTTACATCAGAACAAATTAAAAGTGACAAGTCTATTGAGTTGAAGTTGAAAGATTTAAGTAAAAAGAAATATAAGTTGCGTCCAGACAAACCAGACGAAGCCAATATTCCATTTACTAGTGATGAAACTTTGTTTGAAATTTCAACGATTAAAGAAGAAGTAAGTAATCAAATAATAACAGCAATTAAAGAAGCATCAATTGACTGTGCGACTTATTCCAAACGTGGTTCAAAAGAACAGTTGCACTGTTTGCAGTTTGGACAAGTTGCACCTTCAAAGTTTTCATATAATCCTTCTATTGGATCAGATGAAACGGATACGGTTGCAACCATAAATAAAAAAGTAATTGACTGGCGAGGTAAAGAAATTACAATCAAAGGAAAAAAATATGTGTATCGTAAAATTGATGACAGAGTTAAAAACATTTATGACTATGAAAGTTATAAATTAGCATTAGAAAAACCCGGACTTGAACCAGTATTAGTAGGAACTATTGAGACAAATCAACGAGGGGAGCCAGTTTTCAAACAAATATAATTAGGTTTGTTGGGTGAATTTACTTATTAATTTATCAAATTTATCGTTTATAATTCTGATTTGGGTTTTCAAATCATTTATTTCACTTTTCAATCCTTCAACCTCGTTGTTGTTGGGTGCAATATATTTCAATTTGGAAAACAATGTGTTTTGATTTTCCACTGTGTTTTGTTGTGTGTATTCTTGGTATTCATTGTTTCCCCACGAAACATTTTTTTTATCTTGTCTTTCCAATTTTGGACTAGATAAATCTATTACATTTGTTGTTTTTAACGCATTGTCATCAACGTCATCGCCAATTTTAATATACTTAATTTGATTCTGTTGTTGTGCATTTGTAGGTGGGTTGTATCCGGGTTTGGCTGCTTTCACAGAGGTTTCTTGACCTTTCAAAAACTGTTCAACATTGGCAACTCCATTCGCATTTTGTTTTTGTATCATTTGCACATCATAATTTCTTTCTGCGAGTGTTTTAGCAATTAACTCGTCCATTGCGCTTCCAATCGGTTTATCTAATTGGTCACCAAACTTGGGAATTTCTGGCACTGGGACAGTCATCGCATTCTTAAATTCGTTTTGTTTTCTCGTTAGCTCGCTTTCAAATTGACTTCTTTTGTCAGTTTGTATTTCTTCTGCAGTATATAACTCTTTGGTTTTTGGTTGGCTTTGTTGTTGTTGTTGTTGTTGTTGTTGTTGTGGAGCAGGTTGAATTTTTTTAATAAATCCAGTAATAAAATCTTGGTTTATTTTAACAAGAGGTATATTCGTATTACGACCAACAACATATTCTGAATATTGTTTAATTTGCCCAATATAAAACTGACGAAATTCGTAAATTCTATTTTTTGGTATTACCTTAACAATATCTTCTTCCATTATAATTTCCCATAATAACTCTACATTCTCGCTTGCAATAAATTCCATTTATTCTAAGTTGTATAAATATATAAATATAGGTCGAGTTATTTATATATTTTTAATCTATTAAATTATAAATCTTGATTAAAATAAACCTTTCTAAATTTTTCCATATATTCATCCTTCATAATATGCGTTTTAAAATATTCGGCAGTGTGTTTATCTTCCAACATATGAACAATAAAATACAATGAATAAATACCACATTCGGTGTTACCATACTGATGTTCTACTGGATAATTCTGGTCAAACTTGAAGTTTATTTTTTTACCAGTGGTTAGTTCTGCACCTTGTTTTTGCACCATTTTTACAAATTTCATAATTTGTCTTGGTATTGGGTCGCCAGCACTATCAAAATAAAATATTTGACCTCTTTTGATATTAATGTAAAGGGAAACCCAATGAGAACCACCTTTGTAATGTGGGTCCAAGTTAAATATGACACCTATTTTGAAACGTCCATTTTTGATTTCTTTTGCCAAATTGAAGTGACACAACTCTTCCCATACACATTCGCCATATAGTTTATGTGTGTCATAGTCAATTGGTGAAGGACCTATAAAATCAAAACAAGGATACGCTTTTTCGTACTGTTTCATAACATTTAAAATATCAACACTAGATAACCATTCATTGGGATTTTTTTTCCAGTCATTAGGCGCTTCTGGTGCAAAAGATGAATTTTTGATTTCTTTACTGATTTTACTATTGACGAATTTTTGTTTTAACCAACACGACTCTTTGTTACAAGTATTACGCATATAATTATTCAATGATTGCCAAATTTCTCTCGTATCATTGGATTTAATCAACGCATCGGGGTGTCTGGCATTCCACAACTGTTTCAGTTTATACAAGTCATCATCGTCATAACACGTGAAGTTATGTTTTCTTTTTTTGGGAGAACAACGAACCTTCACAAATTGTTTTTCTAAAGTTTGACGAGGGTTACTATGGTGTAACTTTTTCGTTTTGGAATGAGGGTGTTTCCCCATTTTTTTCTTGATTGATTTTATTTTTTTCTTCATATTTATTAGTGATATTTTTCTTTTCACGAATTCCTTTATTTTTCAAAATTGGGTCTTTTAAGTTAATGTCTTTTTCTCTTGGTAAAATCATTTGTTTCACGTGTTTGGTCTGAGTTCGTTTCACCAATTTTTCAAGTGAATTTGGTTCTTGAATTTTTATGGAACGCATTATCATCTGGTTTGCTTGTTGTGTATCGGAAATATAATCTACATTTATTTCATTGTTTCTATCCCTATTTAAAGAATCTTCTATACTTTGATAGTCTTCTTGTAGTATATCCGTTTTGTCTAATGTTTTGAAATAATCAACACATGCCTTAATATAGGTTTGAAAACTGTTTGTGACATCGGGAAATATATTTTCGGAAACTGGTTCATTATTCAATAGTTGTTTGGTCAAGTCGTAGATACGTTTTTTATAAAATTTCCGGTCAGAGTTATTCACTTTTTTGGAACTAGATGAAGCCGGCATTTTTCTAACGTGTTTGCCATATTGTTCTTTGTTCATTAAACATTCTAAAGTAACTTCATCAACGTAATTTAATTTAGATATTATATTTTTTTCAGATTTTTCTGGTTTTTCAGATTTA